CGATTTCTTGTTTTTTGTCTGAGAGGTCTTCTATTGTCTTTTGGAGATTTTCTCGAAACTCTTCTAACTTCTCATGTTCAGTATTTCGGTTTTGTAACTGATTGGTAATAGTTTGAATTTCATTTTCAAGATCTCTGATTTGTCTCTGGTTGAGGGAAATCCGAGTATTGTTTTGAGAAATACCATGCGTTAACTTTGTAATCTCCTTGGATAGGGCATTGAATTGACGCTCTCTTTCTTGTTCAGACTTAATTGTTTTCTCAAGTTCTGCATAACCATCTTTAAGTTCCTTTGCCTTATTTTGAGCATCACTAATTCTATTTACACGAAACTCTTCTTTAATCTCCTGTGTGCAGGTGGGGCATACCGTATTTTCGGTAAAAAACTTATGTTCTTTGGTAATTGTGCTTACCTTTTGAGAGAGTTTTCCCTTAAGATTGTTAAGCTTTACTAACTTATCTCCGGCATTCATAACCTCTTCTTGTTCTTTGGTAAACTTATGGATTTCTTCTTCTGTTCTGGCATTTTCTAACATATAAACACCAACTTCACCATCTAACTTGGCAATCTTTTCTTTATTGGTATTAATATTGGCATTACCACGATTCTCAAGTTCTTCAATGAACTCTTGTTGCATCTTCATCTTATCTTTGAGTGTATCTTTCTTCAAAGACAAAGACTTAACTTGATCCTTCTTCTCCCTCATCTTATCTTTCAACAATCCATTCATTGCCGAGAAGATACGAATATCCAACAAATCCTCAATCACCTCACGACGATTTGATGTCGTCAATTGCATAAAAGGTACAAAGGTACTGCTACCCAAAATTACAATCTGTGTGAAAGACTTATAATTTACCTTTAAAATATTTTCTTCCAAGATGCGTTGATTGGCACGATCATCCGCTTCCTTATGAAGAAGATTTCCATTCACTTCAATATCAAAAATATTTGGTTTAATTCCACGACGAACCAAATATTCTCTTCCATTTACATCAAACTCAATCTCCACAACACAATCTCTCTCGTTAGTTGTGTTGACTAGTTGAGGTTTATTAATCTTGCGAAATGGTTTATTAAACAAAACAAAAGTAAGTGCATCTAACATCGTAGACTTACCAGCACCATTTGTCCCAACAATCAAATTTGTATGATGTTGTTGAAAATCAATTTCAGTAAACTGATTGCCAGATGAAAGAAAGTTTTTATATTTAATCTTCTTGAAGGTTATCATTCTTAGGAGGAATTACAATGTCATTAGGGGTGATCACGGCGTACTTGTAGTTGTAGTGTTTACAAGTTTTGATTGCTAGGGCATCGTCCACCTCTACGATGGCCATTATAGCATCTTCTTGGTCTTCCAGCATCATAGCATATCTTTCGGCATCATCCTCCTCTTCAAACAAAAACAAAACTTTATGTCCATACTTGTCTTGGACGGCATATGCTCCGTCATCTCTGTTGTCTTTGAGTGTGAGGAGATACATTACTCTACTTCGCAAGCTTGTCTGTATAAATCCTGAAAAATACCTTTAATAATACTTTTATCAAACTCAAATTCAGATTCATCAATATATCGATTTAAAATTGAAATTGTATTTTCTTCTTCATCAACTTCAAATTCTTCAGATTCATGAATGTCAAAGTTTTCTACAATTTTAAGTTCCTGAACTCCAACGGAGTGAAGTTTATCAATAAACTTTTCAAAATCTTTCGGGTTTGATTTTTTACGAACAATAACTTTTACAATTTTACTCTCATATTCTGAAGCATTAAAAAGTTTGTAATTGGTATCCTCATAATAGATGTTATGAAATAATTTATAAGGATTATTAATTGGAGTCAGGGTGAGGGTTTCCGTATCAAATATATGAAATCCTCTAGTGTCGTTGACATCCGTCCAATACATCTCATAAGGATTTCCTAGGTATGAGATTCTTCCGTCAGACGATCGAGTGTGATAGTGTCCCGAGAAGACATGATCGAACTTCTCAAATAGTTTGCTCTCCAAACCATGCTCCATGATGATTTGTCGATTAACTCTAAATCCTTGGAGCTCCAGGTGCCCCATCGCACACCTGCAAGAAGTCTTTTTAATAGTGTCGAGAGATATTTTTTCATTTTCAGAATTAATCCAAGGTATAAAAAGAACTTTAAGTTTCCCCAATTTCACTTCGGTAGGTTCATAATATACAGAAATATTATTATAATCAGATAGAAGCAAACCTGGTGAATTAACTTCATTTGTGTTTTTGAAGTAAACGTCGTGATTACCGGTAATCAAATGAAAATCAATTCCTCTTTCAGCAGCTGGATCAAAAATAACTTTTTTACCCCATTCTAATGCCTTTAGATCGATTGATTTACGATTATCAAAAGCATCACCCATATGAACTATGGATTTGATATTTTCTTTGTCGAGAGTTGGAAAAAATATTTCATTATAAAATTTTTCAAAATAATCATGCAAATATTTTGAATTTTTCCTTGCCCCTATGTGAGTGTCGGTTAAAATTGCGACGCGCATATCAAATGTAATACCAATCTGTATAAGTATTTAATCTGCATCTACGACGAATATTTACTGGATGAATTCCAATAGCATCAGCAGCAGAGAAAGCATTATCATATATTATACCACATCCATACACTTTTCGTCCAACCCTGTTCCGTTTATTTTTAGTCCAGGGTTTTGGTATTGATTTTCCCATTTCCCTAAGACGTTCCCTTTCTAAAATTTGTTTTGGAGTAGGATTTTTCCATCTGTCTTTCATCTCTTGCGATTTCACCAATTTATTTCTTTCACTCAATTTCATTCTTCTTTCATCATCGTTTTCCCAGGATTTTTTAACTCCAATACTTTGATTAATTTTCCATTCATCGTCGTGAGATATTCCCCAATTAAAATTTTGTTCTCCGGGCAAACTCCCACCCCATCCAATATCTATTACTTCCCCCTCATCAACAGGAGGACACACAAAATCTCTCAATCCTGGTAAAAATTCTTTCATCTGCTTTTTGTTTGTGGTTAATAGTATTTATATAAGTTTATATAAGAAAAGGGGCAAAATGCCCCAATCCTTTGCTCTTGAATAACCACAAACAAAAGCAACATTATTTATTAACGATTTCTATATTGAATATTATCTTTAATAGTGTTGTAGTCTGAACTGTGCCCAGAAAGCAAGCTGTCGTCAACCATCATAACCTCATCAAACCCAGTCTTCTCAATGATCTTGGTCTTGATATCCAGTTGCTTCTTTTCCTTCTGGATACGTCTCAGAAAAGCATAGTGAATAATTTGAGTAAAATATGCAAAAGGATTCTTTGACTTCTCTGGGTCAAAGTTATGAATATATTGAACACAATTTTCAATGCCGTCAGAAATCATATCCTCACGGAACATGTAGTTAACAAAGTTGGGTTTGTAAGAGAGGTGTGTTGCAATCTTTAAAAAACACTCACCAAGATAATTTGGAATTGGTGGTTTACCCTCCCACTGCTTTCCTCTTTCCTGTTTTGGTTGTTCGGTGAGATCTCTATTAAAAACCTTTTTATATGATACTTCCACCCGTGCACGGTAGTTAATCATTGCCTCCAACAACTCTTTGTTATTAACATAATGTTCTGATTTCTTCTTGGGCATAATTCATTACTCTTAAGTATTATAAGTTGTTTTTATTATAACACATTTTTTAAAGGCTTGACAACATGATGAATTATGAGTAGACTACCTTTGTTAGGTTTGAAGATGAGGTTTTAGCTTTCTTTAGTATCTTCAAGTTTAAAAATATTTTCTAATGTTTTTCTTGCTTCTTCTACTGAAGAAATATACCCCATTTTTCTTGATGGTTTAATCTTACCAGAAGATTTTTCAATAGAAGGTTCTGAAGGACTGTATAAATCCAAATCACTATCATCTTCAAGATAACTATTGTAAATCTCAATCAATCTTTCTTCTTTAGTTTCTGTCATTGTCATAATTTTATCAGGTTTTATGATAAAGAAATCATCAGAAGACATTTCTATCCATGATTTAACTTTAATGTGCATTCCATGAGGACTATGAAGAACTTTCATAGTAATTGGATTTTGCAAAACAACTAAAGGATCACCATCGTTTTCATCGATAGAAATGAGAGATAATATCTCTTCACCAGATGTAAGTTTTAATATTGCGTAAAATTCATCTCCCATATTAGTTCTTAAGTGGTATGTTTACTATATCGTAGTTAAAGTTTTCTTCATTATAAACTTTAATTCTTTCTATTAAATGATTAAGGGTATAATTTCTCCTGGATTTGTAGGATATATCGTCAGCGATATCATATAAAGTTGCTTTTGTTTTGTTATTCCCTTTTCTGAGTACTCTGCCGATACTTTGCAGGTTACGTATTCTGGATTTAGAAGGAGAAGCAAAAATAACATTATGAAGATTTTTAATGTTAATTCCTGTACTAAATGTTCCGTATGAAGCAACAATGATTGCGTTGTTTTCTTTTTCCGTAATCTCTCTTACTTTTTCACGATCTTCAGTTGCCACTCCACCATGAACAAAGAATACATGACGATCTTCTACACTACGATTATTTATTAAATCGAATAATGGTTGCCCATGACCTTCGACTCTGGAAAATAAAATAAGAGTATTACCTTTAAGATCAAGAGCAAGATTTCTTATGAATTTATTTCGACGTTCATGGTTAATAATATATTGAACTTCATCCTCAAAAGTTTCAAATTTATGCGCTGGGTGCTTCAGTAGAAGCACATTAATATCTAATTGGGCAACATGACCTTTAGCCATGAGTTCTTTAGTTTTAATAATCTTATATGATGGGCCAAACAATCCTTCTAAAACCCATTTGTGTGTTTGTGTTCCATCCAATGTACCAGTAAATCCATAACGATACTTTGCATCAGCAAGTTTTGTCATTATAGATATTAAAGACTTTGATTTGAACTGGTGTGCTTCATCTCCAACGACCACATTAAATCTTGAAAAGTATTTGCGGGGTAGTTTGTAGATGGACTGCCAGGTGGTGATAATCACCTGAGAATCGGTCTCTCTTTCACGTCCCGCATAAATCTTGTGGCAAAATGAACCTACGTCCCAACCATAGTCTGCAAAGTCTTTATACATCTGTTCTACTAGGGAAGTCGTCGGAACGACTATCAGAATATTTCGTCCTTTCTCAACGTGATATCTCACAACAGAATATATCATCAGAGACTTTCCAGAGGCAGTTGGGGATATCAACAACCTTCTATTATGTTTTAGGGCGTCGTATACTCCCTCTACTTGGTAGTCCCGTGGAGAATACTTAGATATAACAGTCATATAATCTTTCACACCTTCCTTTGAGATGAGATTATTAGACTCATATGGAAGACCATAAAACTTATTATCTACGAACTCATAAGTATATCCATGATTATCACAAAACTGTGTAACTTTATCCAATAACCCAACATAGATTTCTCCCGTTTGAGTATTAAATAAACGAATTTTTCCATCCCAGTATTTACTACGATACTGAGGCATAAATTTTGCACCCGGCACTTCAAAGGTAAATTGATCTGCTAACTCGTAGTAGATATGTGGTTCTGCCTTTACCTGAAGAAATACTTCGTTCTTTTTAGAAATAATCAAATGAGACATAATCCATAGGATTCACCTATGAGTATTTAGTTCATATGTTCAAATCGATACTCTAAAAGAAGTCTATAAAAATTATCTCTCATAGCAATTAAATCTTGTTGCTCATTAGGATCTCCGCCAGACCACTTCTCAACTGCCTGACGTAAACCCTCATGTATCATCATTATTCCTCTATAGTTTAATTCTATTGAGTAATAAATGTCTTCGTCCATTAGTTAAACCCTGCTTGGAATCTGTGCCACTCGATTGCATTTTTAATTTGAAAAGTTCTGTTGGAAATATTTTTAATAACTTCTTCAAGAAATTTTAACATTACATCATAATAACGAATTTTAAGGTCAATAGTATTTAATTTTTCGTCGGCATCCAAATATCTTTGCAATGCCTCTTTATCTCTAACTTTATATGGAAAAGGATTTTCTACATAGACTTCTGCCGATGCTTTTCCTGTGTAGTAATTATATCTTTCCAGTCTGACTTTATTATAAGTTTCTCTTGCCTTCTCTCTCAACAATGTAATGGTATTATACACTGTATAATACTTTGAGTGAAGTTGTGGAATTTTGAGTGATTCATCATGTAGATTATCAGGGTCGATCTGGGAATCTTTTTCCCACATCTCCTGAATTTGATCAAGGTTCATAAACGGGTTCTATTATTTGGAGCAAATATATTGTAGATAGTATACTTGAAAGAGACCTCTGCTGTAAAGTAGTTTGTATCATTTTCTGATGCTTCAAATTCAAGAGAAGATAATGTTACGGGAAATAGACTTTCAAATCTAACAATAGCTACGTCTCTAAAATTACTGTTTAGAATGTGAAGGCTACCATCACTAAATTGTTCTTGTATATCTCTTTGACCTTCATCATTTTCTAATAGTTCTTTAAAATTTTGTGTTGTTTCGGGATATCCAAGACCCCTCATCCAATTATGAATTGCCATATAATTTTCAAGATTTTCATCTACCAAAAATCTTAAAGAAAAATCACCATAACTTAACTTATCTCCAGGAATATCAATATCTTTAAGATATGATGGTTGAGTAGCAGTTCCTAAAGAAATTTCTGGTATTCTTGCAGAGTTGCAAAAAAAAGTTACCTTTGGTTCTTTTGTTAAAGTAAATTTAAAACCAACAGGAGATAAAAAATTTCTATTATCTATCTGCCCATCAAATGCAGTTGCCATTTGTTTTTATTTGTATTTAGATAAAAAAAGAGGGTTCCGAAGAACCCTCTGAAAAAATATGTGAACCGTGATCACATGAGGTTGGTGACCTTGACTCTTCTGTAGTAGCGGTTGTCGTTGGTACGGAGACCACCAGTGTTTGCTCCACCAGCAGCACTTGCAAATGGGTTTGCAGCCATACCATAACGAGTCTTAAATCCAATTTTTGGTTGGAAGGTGTTCTCACCAACGGCACGAACCATCTGAAGAGGAACGTATGGGCAATAGAACAGACCTGCGTCATAAGGTGAAGAACCCTTATAACCAGCAACGTAGTACTGGGAAGCAGCAGAGTTTGCAGAATAAGGATCGATGTATACACGATACTTACCGGCAAGAATACCTGCAAAGGTATTACCAGTATCATCAACGTTGAGGTTTGCATTGAGTGCAGGGGTGTAATCAAGAACTCCTGCCATGGTGAGTGCCGAAGCAACATCAGCAGAGCAGAGGATCATGTTGCCCTTTCCTCTACGAGTTCTCTGTGCGATTGCGTTCGCATCACGTTCGATTTGGAAAATCAGACCCTTGAACTTCTCAACAGACCAACGACCGTTGGAGTCAACGTCGAGGTCAAAAGTACCGGCAGTAGCAACATTTGCTTGTGCACCGGGCTCAGCAACCTTGTAGAGAGTTCTGATGACTTCACGGTTGATCTCAGCAAGAATCTCTGTGGAGAGAATGTTTGCGAGTTCAGCCTCAGCATTCAGACCATGAATTGCCTTGAGGTCTTGTGCGAGTTCTAAAGAGTACTCTGCCTTCAGAGCTCTTGACTTCGCAGTAACGGTGACTTTCTCGATTGAGAATGCCATCTCGTTGAAGGACTCACCAGCACCCAGCTCTTCTGACTGAGCAGTGGACATGCCCTGACCGACAGTATAACCTGCTTC